CGGAACCATCTGGCCCTTTTTGAATGTTTCAGCCATCACTCACCGTCCTTAGCCAGGCTTCCATACTGCTGGCTGGTGGTGTCGGTTTCGGCTACCGGCTGCACCTGGTTGAGCATGGCGGCGCGTCTTTCCCATTCAGCAATTTCGCGAGCGTGCTTCATCGAGTTGTCGCTAAACTCGGCATTAGCGCATTCGTCTGCTTCCTCAGCGGCTCTTTTCGCAATATCCAGAAGCTTGTAGACAAGCTCATCAGGCACAACCGGCGCGGGCGGTGCGGTGTAGAGGGGAATATCACGACCCTGCGAGCTATCAGGAAACCCTCGCAAGTAAAGTCCGGTAGCCTGCATATTTGTGATTTCACATTTCTCAGTCCACGCCACAGGCTCCGCCTGCTCCCGCAGCGCGGCGAGTGCTACACGCGCAATCTGTAATTCAGTCTCAAGCTCCTGCCTGACTGAATCAAACGCGCTCTGTTTAACCGAAAACTCAAGCTGCTTCACTTTCTCTTCGCACGCTTCAGCCAGCGCCGCTTTGCTTATTTCGCTCACGCGTCACCCCCTGCCTCAAGATTGATGCCCGCGGCGCGAGCCTCGTCCCAGGCTTTCATGTATTCCTGAATTTCTTCCCACGGCTCGCCAGCAGCAGCCAGGCCATCGATAACGCGTTGGCGCTCGTTATGTCGCTCACGAGCCTCCAGCTCAGCGATGCGCTTATGCGCGGCTTCCAGCGCATCTTTCAGCGCATCTTTCAGCGCTTCATAATCGCTGTAAAAAACAAATTCCCCTTCCGGGTCGTTGTAGGAAATATCCTGACGTCCATAGCCGTCTACAGAATGTCGCGGCACCGCTTTCAGTTTTGCTGTGTCGATGGTCATGCGGCACCGCCTTGACGCAGAAGGTCAGAAAACTTGAGCGCCTCTCTAGAGCAATAACTTGACGCAGCATCATTCTTGCTCGGATTGCCGATATACGAACGCTGCTGCTTAGAGAACATCTCCACGCCCTGCGCCCGCACTTCGCGCAGGAATGCGTCATTGGCTGGGGTTTCAAAATCCATCAAAAACTGAAACTCATGCAGCGTTTGCCCGTCCATGAAATTTCCATTTTCTGGATCGATACTGGCGTTATATTTTTCGTAAACGACGCACACCTCCTTGAGCAACTCGCGGCCTTTTGATTTCAGAACCGCATTCTCCGCCGCCAACTTCTCGCACTGCTTCGTCTTTTCGCGCAGCGCTGCGGTGGTAACATCCAGTTGCGTCGCCATCTTGCTCAGCAGCGGCGCGATATCCATCAGCGGTGTATCGCTGTCGAGGCACTTCGCCAGCTCGTGACCAGCTGCGATTAATTCGTCGTTGTTCATTTCTTCGCTCCAAACCAGCGATTCAGATAGCGGTTGTTATTCACAGAGCCGAAGCTGTTGCGCGCCATTAACTCTTCGCGGCTCGGCATCGGCTGAGATTTGACGCGAGCCTGTAGCTCGCTTGGTGTGATAAGCGGGTCATGTGTAATCATGGGGTTTCCTCGCGCCGTCCGTGGCGCACGATTAAACGCGACGCAGGCTGATGTGCTCGCGCTTTGCCATCTGGCGGATAGATTCGTATGAGCGGTTTAACTGGCGGGCGATGACTTTAGGATGGACGGTGCCGGCCAGTGATTTAATGAGGTTTAACTCTTTGGTAGTCCAGTTGCGGCCAAGCGTCTGCTGATTGCCACGGCGTTTTTTGAATGGCTCGCTCATGGCGGCTACCTGATTAACAGCGATGGTTTACCAGTCTTCAGTGTCGCGCCAGGCACATCCTTGCCGCCCTCAAGCAGGTGTTTGATAGCCAGCTTATCCGGCTTAATCACCGTATCGTATTCGACGTATTCAGGTGGGAGCAGGGCGCTGTCGGTTATCTCTACAGAACGGCAAGGCGCGCGGACTGTTACCTGGTGAATGCCCGCGCGGATTGATTTCTTACCGGCAGTTTCTAGTGATGTAGCGATGTAGGCGCGGATATTTGCGACCTTGTTTTCGATACTCACTGCGCGCTCGGTCAGGTTCTTTGCCTCATCCCTGAGGCGCTCCGCATACGTCGATTCGTTTTTGCAGATGGCAAGCAGTTGCTCTATTTTATCGGCCAGTTCACCCTCAATCCCTTCGAGGGTGTCTGCCATGGTTTCCGGGTCGATATCAGCATCCATCAGCCTGGCGTAGTCGCTGGCAACCTCATACAGTTTGCTCATTGGCCGCCTCCAGTTTCACTTTGCATTCTGCGTATACTGCCTGGACGTTTTGCTGCAACTTCATGCCGGATGTCAGCTTGTACGCCTCTGCAAATTTCCGCTTGAGGTCGTCCATAGTTTCGGACTGAGCCATTTCATCGCAAAGGTCACTGGCTTTATCAATGACATCCTGCTGGCGCTTGCGCTCGTCTTCCCTGATTTGCTCTTCTGAGTGGTAGGCCATGACTGGCTCCTGATGCATACCTTCATCATCGTTAAGCAGATGAATAGCGTTATCCAGACGCTGCGCTTTAGGCCAGTATTTGCTGGCGCGCTTAACGATGGTCTTCCTGGCCATCTCTTCCCAGAAGTTTTTCCAGGGCCCATTCTTAGCCTTGCTGGTAGCTTCCACGGCCTTGATTTCTGCGAGACTCATTTCTTCCGTGAGGTAATCACCATCAGGCGTTTTTACGGTGCAGTAACCACCTACCACCTCGCCGCGGTCGCCAAACGCGTTGTATTTGTGTGTCGGCGCTTTATCCAGTCCATTGGATTCGTAAGTGTCGTTGGCGCACACCAGCTTGCACTGGCCCCACTTAATTGAGCCGGACGACTGAGCCAGATGAAGCAGGCCCATATAGCTGATATCGAGACACACCATGCCGTCGCGCGGCACGAGGTAAGCCAGCTTGCTCGCCGGGTTCAGCGTGATGCCGATAGCCGCAACGTTGATGATGGCGTTCTGCGCGCTGGTAGGGTTGTTGATTGCCGTCTTCGCGAGGAAGTCGTTTTTCTGAAAGAGCTGAATGGCAAACTGGCTTTCCTTAGCCCATGTGACCGTCTGGTCGGTCATAGCGCCGCAAAACAGCGGCTCCTGCTGCTTAACGAAACTGACGATATCGAATGACATTACGCTGCCTCCATGTGTGAATGCCGCTGCTTAAAGATGCCGATCGCGTACTCGGCGGTAACGCGCTCGGTCAGCGCATCAATCCACCAACCTTCCGACGCGTCCTGAAACGCGATGCTATGGCCTTCGAGGTAGTTCATGGCGTCATTGGTATGCTCATCAGCATCCAGCCCCGCCAGAGCCGAAATAAACGGGTTGGCTTTCTTCGCCAGACGCTCAACTTCATCGCTGATGCGTTCGTTATCCGTCGCGTCCAGCGCGGCAATAATTTGCTCAATTTCTTTGACGTCGTTCAGGGTCAGTCTCATTGCTTCTGCTCCTGTGGTTTGGGTTGCTGTTTCATCAAATCTTTCATGGGGCGGGCAAACTGCTCATCCGTCATGTCGCGAGGGTTAAGGGTCTTCATTGCGGCCTCCGATACCAGGGCATGCTTACCGCTGCCTTCATCTGCTGATTGGCCTGCAACCACATCCCGGCGTCACCGAGGAATCGGGCAATAACCGCTTTGCTCTGCGCGGCCATAAGGGCCTGATGGTTTACTGTTTGATTGCCGTACATGTCAGCTCCTTAAGCGTTTTGCAGATACCGCGCATGCGGCGGGTGATGAGGTCGAGCAGCGATTCATTGAGTTGAGCGGCACCCAAGACGGCACCGCCCGCGATAGCAAATGTCATCGTGGGGTTCCTGTTATTTGTGATTGGCATAGCGAAAACGCCTAAAATAGGCGCTATTGATATGCTGAATTAATGTTCAAATGCTTTTGATAGGTGATAGATTCCATATTCCACAACACATCGGAGGTTTTATATGGAAGAGAACTTTTGCTGTCCTGAGTGCGGGTCAGAGGAAATAATCGGGGACTTAAGTACCGAAGAGGGCTGGAACAACGCTACTTGTGAGTGCGGACATAAATACTCTTATGAAGAGTATGTTCATGCTTCAGCAGTTTTTGCCGCAAAATGCCTGTTTAAAGACTTATAAAAAAATGCCCGGACGCAATGCCTGGCGAACAGACAACAAGGGTTATTTCTCCATTTAACCAGGACAGTTATCTTCTCTCCTGTCTTGGTTATGATGCGGATTGCATCAGATAACCGACTCCATGAATCGGCTATCGGCTGCTAAATTTCTTCAAAGCCCCAATCCATGCGCTCCCACGCAATTTCCTTCATAACCTCATTCTTTCCTTCATCATCCATTTTCTCCCACTCTTCATCGCTAATCCCTAAGTCATCCTCAAGGTCGACAACTTGCTCATACCTCGAATGGATGTTGGCACCGGAATCCAGCCAAACTTTAAATTTACGTCCCATTTAATTCTCCTATTCAGATGTCGGCTATCGGCTGCTATTCAGCGGGCGCGGTAGTAATCGCTTCGTATTCAACTCCCCACGCCGCAGTTACCCATGAGAGGTTTTCGTGTGCGTTTAAACGTGGTGACCACATCCGCTGCACCCCATTCACGGTAGTGATTTCCGTTTCATCACCTGGCCGAACAAATGTGCAATTTGATTTGGTTATTCTTACCTTTTCCATTCAATCCTCCTCGCCGATGGCTTTAGCTTGCGAGCATTCATCATCAATGTCGTAAATGTCGTGATAGCATTCGTGGCACAGCTCTTCATTACCATCGCCACTGTAAACGGCAACCGCAGCAATCCCTTTGCCGCATACGTCGCATTCGACTTCCTCATCCATATCTCACCTCAGATAAGTGGCTTGCTGCCAAAAAGAAAGGCCGACTATGCGGCCTTTAGTTTCTCCAGCTCCCTGGCAATCATTGCCGTGGTTCTGATTGCCCATTTATCGACAATCTTCCCATCCTCCCTAACAAGTGCCATTTCCTCAGGTTTAACCATGCATTCAGCATCAAGCTTGCAGCCTTTGCATTTGACATAGCGACCGCACCATTGAGTCGTATCAATAGTCGTAGTCATACGGATAGTCCTGGTATTGCTCCATCACATCCTGTGGATGCTCTTCGAACTCTTCAAATTCTTCTTCCATATCTCACCTCAAATTAATGGAATCGATTTGCCGCGCATTTTCTGGTGCGCGTTAATCAAGTGGGTAGGGTGGTTAACCGGCTTGCGGTTCGCCGGGTTGCGCTTGCGTTCGGTTACTTCCGGCTCCTGGTAATCGCGGAGAGCTACGAGCGAAGTGGCTCGGTCAACGCGACTTGAATGCTTGCGTGATTCTTCCTGAGAAGCGTCAGGAGCCTCGCAACCTAAAATGGAGTCGATGATATTGCCGATAGCGTCACGCTCGATAGCGAGCTTTCTGCGCCGCTCATGACGGCGAGTTTTAGCGTTACCAGTTGATACTGAAGAACCGTATTGGATAACCGTCATGACTTTGTCCTCGTGTGAAATGGCTTTGGTGGTGTGCAGGTCTGTTGCTATTCCGTACTCCAGCGGCTTGGCGAGGCTGGCTTGCATCCGTTAGCCAAATCGGCTTGCAGACTCATACTGCCCAAGGTGGTATTGCTCGCATCTCATATCGCGCACCCTGCCACACCCCAAACCCATTTCGGTTGGTATCTGTTCGCGCTTTGTCAGCGCACCGTCGAAGTTAAAGAGCGATGCCAATCTGTTCCGTTTGGCTACCAGCGTTCTGCTGATGAGATGAATAATATGCGTATAGCGCATATGCGTCAAGCGCATAATATGAGAGTGTGGTTAAAAAAGTTGGGAATTTTACGTATGCGTATGAAACAGAAAGAGAAAAATATTTAGGCAGGGTTTGCTACAGGCACAAAAAAGCCCGCACGTGGCGGGCTTAGTATGCAAAAGGTGGGTTATCCGTGACGGCGGAACTGCTGAGACTGGCTCAGCATTACACGTCCAGCCACATGAAACATATGCATTTCTTCTTCTGAAATTGTCCACTCACGATAGCGAGGATTGTCAGAAATCACGATCAGCTGGCTCTTCACCTTTTGTAGTCGTTTAACAAACATGTCGCCATTGAAGCTGAAAACGTAAATGCCATCACCGTCAAAAACACTGACGCCGACATCTACAAAGATGAGATCGCCTGGCTCTATGGTTCCTTCCATGCTGTCACCGCGAACGTTGATGAGCTTCACAGATGATTCTGGCCTGTTACCAAAAATAACCCTGGCCTGGTCAGGCACGTACTCAATAGACCGTATAACTTCTACAACGTCTTTCGAGGCAGCCCCATCACCTGCGCTTGCTGAAACATCAAGAACGTCAATTCGATACACATCATTCCTCCCCTTTTTTATAATGGAACCAACACTGTATGTATCTACAGTATCACTGGCTTCATTAGAAGAGAATAGCTCAGCTACAGGAACTCCGAGAGCTTCTGCAATCTTTTGAATGAGAGTATCGCTATAACCCTGCATGCCGCGCTCCAGGCGTGACAGGTTCCCTACGTCGCTGTCTACGCGCAACGCAAGCTCGCTGAGGGTCATCTTATTCGCTTTGCGAATTTGTCGGATCTTGTCGCCTATTTTCATGGCTCATATTCAACCTTTTTTATGCGTGACACGCAAAGCGCCTTGCGCATATTTTTTATTTCGCATATTATGCGTATAGCGCATTACGGAGGTGCAATATGCAGACGCCACTTAGAAAAATGCGTGTAGAGAAAAAGCTGACAATCGCCGAGGTAGCCATCGCAACACAGTTGGACGTTGGCAACCTGAGCCGAATCGAAAGGGGAATGCAGGTTCCGTCTCTCGAAACAGCTGAGAAGCTCGCAAAGTTCTTCAAGGGGAAGATTAGCGAGATGCAGATTCTCTACCCGCACCGATACATGAAGGCGACTGATTCAGCCGCCTAAGCAGTACCCGCTCTTTACCAATCTGAACCGCCGACAACGCGGTAACTCATTTAAGTGGCAGACCCCACGGTCTGCACACGTATCTATCTAAACAACAAAGGAAGAATACTGAATGGAACTTACAAGCACACGCAAGAGAGCCAATGCAATTACCAGCAACATTTTCAACCGCATCGCTATTCGCGGTCAGCGAAATATCGCATCGCAGCTGGGCGTTGATGAGTCGCAAATTACCCGTTGGAAATCCAGCATGATCCCGAAGATGTCGATGCTGTTGGCAATTCTGGAATGGGGAGTTGAAGACGAGGAATTATCGAACCTTGCAAAGCAGGTAGCACTGCTTCTCACAAAAGAAAAAGCCCCGATGAGCGGTAACTCATTCGAGGCTTAGCACACTGTGTTTCGCCAACAACAGTACAGGAGACATTCTAATGGTTAAGCAACGATTTATCCAGGACGAAGTACACAAAAATGTAGCTCGTGAAAGGTTTATCCGAACGTTTAGCCGGGAAGCTGCTGAGAAGCTGAAACAGGCGCTTGAAGTAAGTAAACGTAGACTGGAGAAACCCGAATGAGCAATGTCGCATACGCAGATTTCGGGGCGGTAAAAGCCCCGGTGGAGAGAAAAGTGGCAGAGCTGGAAGATGGCTATGCCAAGCTGTCCAACATGCTTCTTGAAGCCTACGCCGGAGCTGACCTTACCAAGCGTCAATTCAAAGTCCTCCTGGCTATTCTGAGGAAAACCTATGGGTGGAATAAGCCCATGGACAGAATCAGTGATTCTCAGATATCGGAGATCGCCAAATTACCCGTTAAGCGTTGCAACGAAGCGAAACTTGAACTGGTAAGAATGGGTCTCGTCAAGCAGCAGGGCGGTATGTTTGGCCCCAACAAAAACATCGACGAATGGCGCATCCCTCAAAACGAGGGAATATCCCTCAAAACAGGGGATAAAACATCCCTCAATTTGAGGGAGTCGTATCCCTCAAAACAGGGGGACACAAAAGACACTATTCAAAAGAAAGAAAGACAAGATAAAAACACTATGCCTGAACAGGTTCAGGCGATGCAGGAAAAAGCACCTTCCCGGCATGAAGAAACGGACAAGGCATTCGAGAGTATTTTCTGGTGTGCAGGCATGCGTAAGACCGGGAAGAAAAACGCAGCCTCAGCTTTCCGAACTCAGTTCATGTTGTGGCGGAAGGAAACGCACGGATCACCCGAAGAGTTTGCGAGGATGCTGGCAGCAGATATCCGGTGCCGGGCTGGCGTTCAGTTTGGCTTTGACCGGCTTCACCCTGCGACATACCTGAACGGCCAGCGCTGGAACGACGACAAGCCGATTCCTGAAACCCCACAGGCCAAATCATCTTCCACCATCACCGTGTCGAAAACCGGTTATGTATTCTTCGACAGGTGAGCCATGAAATCCAGAATCAAAGCGTTACTCATCGCTGGCTATAACCATGGCTGGCTAAGTCCTGCATTCGTTGAATTCTGGTTTAACCGTCTGGATCTGAGGTCAACCTAATGACACCTAGCGAACTAAGTGACCTGCTGTGGTCGCAGGTAGACAGGGTAGCGCCGCACCTGTTGCCGAACGGCAAGAAAGACGGGCATGAATGGGTGGCTGGCAATGTCCATGGCGACAAAGGCTCCAGCCTGAAAGTAAACCTCAACGGCAAAAAGAAATGGGCTGACTTCGCTGAAGGTGATGGCGGTGACATGCTTGACCTGTGGATGGCGTGTCGCGGTATCAGCCTCCATCAGGCGATGCAGGAGGCCAAAGCGTTCCTAGGCATCCGCGATGACGACCACCATTTCGACGCAAAGCGCGAAAAGAAATTCTCCCGTCCTGACCGAAAGAAAGTCGCCCGATACTGCAACAAAACAGAGCATCACATCGATTACCTCAAATCACGTGGCATCTCTCCGGAAACGGCGAAAGCGTTTGAAGTCGTCAGCGGAAAGGTGTGGAACGGCGAGAGAGAGCTGGACGCTCTGGTATTCCCGTATAAGCGCGATGGAGAGCTGATTCAGGTCAAACGCATCAGTACCGAGCGACCGAACGGCAAGAAGGTCATCATGGCTGAAGGTGACTGTGAGCCCTGTCTTTTTGGCTGGCAGGCGCTGGACAGCAAAGTTCGCTCTGTTGTTCTGTGCGAAGGCGAAATCGACTGCATGAGCTACTCACAGTACGGCATCAACGCACTGTCAGTACCGTTCGGCGGCGGCAAGGGGGCGAAGCAGCAATGGATTGAGTTCGAGTTTCACAACCTTGATCGCTTCGAAGAAATCTGGATATCGATGGACAACGACGAAGTAGGACAGGAAGCCGCCAGAGAGATAGCCAGCCGCCTCGGTGAACATCGCTGCCGGATGGTCAAGTTACCACGCAAGGACATCAACGAGTGTCTGATGGACGGCATCTCCGAAGATGAAATCTGGCAGTGTCTTGGCGGTGCCGCATTCTTCGATCCGGAAGAACTATACAGTGCCCGCGAGTTTTACCAGGACACCATCAACGCGTTCTACGGTAAGCAGCAGTACCTCTTTAACCCACCATGGGAATCACTGGCATATAACTTCCAGTTTCGCGAAGCCGAGTTGACGCTTGTCAACGGCGTTAACGGACATGGGAAAACGGAAGTCGTCGGTCATATGGCTCTGGAAGCCATGAGGCAGGGCGTCAAGACATGCGTTGCTTCGCTTGAGCTTAAGCCCGGCATACTGCTTAAGCGCCTTACCCGCCAGGCCACATGCTGCAAGATGCCTCCGGTTATGGAGATTGAGTCGGCATTCAACTTCTACGATGACCGCTTATGGTTATTCGGTCTGACTGGAACGGCGAAAGCTGAACGCCTGATTGAGATATTCACCTATGCCCGCCGCCGATATGGAATCCGGCTTTTCATCATCGACAGCCTTATGAAGTGCGGCATCGGCGATGACGATTACAACGGGCAAAAAGCGTTTGTCGACGCACTGTGTGACTTCAAGAACAAGACCAACTCTCACATCATCCTCGTTACTCACTCCCGCAAAGGAGACAGCGAGGAAAAGCCCACCGGCAAAATGGATGTGAAAGGCTCTGGTGCCATCACCGACCTCACAGACAACCTGTTTATCATCTGGCGCAATAAAGGCCGGGAGAGAGCGTTACAGCGCGTCCAGGCGGGCGAGCAGCTTAACGATAAAGACCAGCAGCTGTTAGCCGGTCCGGCATCTGTTCTGATGCTCGAAAAGCAGCGAAACGGAGAAGGCTGGGAGGGCGGCGTTCCACTGTTTCTCGATGACCAGTCTCACCAGTTTCTGCAGGTCGAAGGCGCATCCCCATACAACTACGTCGCTAACATGCCTAAGTCTGAATATGACGAGGTGTGGCAGCAGGAAAACGTTTCTCAAATCTGACATCACAAGGATTAACCATGAGCAAGGCAACCACAACGGCGGCGCTTCAGAGCGCAGCGCTGAAGGAGTTCTCTGCGCGAAATCAGCGTTACTGGTCAGCTTCAAGCCTGCCGACGCGCGAGAAGGTAAAGCACCGGAAGCCGCTTAAGGCATACCGTCGCGACCGGGTTATGAACGCCATCCTGCGCCGGGATATCAACCGCAAGATTGAATCAGCTCGCAACGAAATCATCGCCAGCATTGAAAGGAAGAAATCATGAGCACCATTAGCAATGAGCGTTTAGAAAAGCTGTCCGAATACGACTGCGCAGACAGGTATGAGGTTATGTCGATGGCTACCGAGCTTCTGGCGCTGCGCAAAGAGCGGGAGAAGGAAGAATCAGCCGTTTGCCCAAAATGCGGCAACACTGGATTAGCCGATAGCGGCGGGGTGCAGCCATGGGGAGAGCCAATTCTCATTGAATGTGATTGCACAGCACCGCCCGCGCCTAGTATTGCTGATGACTCTCTGCCATATGACCCACAAATTGCTGAGTATGAGCAAATGATGGAAGCAGAGCAGGCTCAAGCCGACACCACCTCGCAGCAGTTCGAATCGCTGGCAGGTAAGGCGGTTGTACCGGCGGGATGGAAACTGGTGCCGATTGAGCCGACTTTTGAAATGCAGATTGCCTTTGCTGAGGCATGGTTCAGCAAAGTGAGGTGCGTCGATGACTGTGAACTTGAGGATGCCTATATCGCCATGCTTGCTGCGGCACCTGAGCCATGCAAATAACCCGCGACGACATAGATACCATTGCCAGATACATCGGCAATCCTCGCTTCATCGACATCGAAACACTCACCAAACGATATCTCTTTACCAGCCAACTGATAATGCTTCAGGCAATCAGTAAGGCGAGGTATTGAGCGGAGCAATCCCATGAAAACGATACGAGCCAAAATTCTCGCCATCATGAATGTCGGGATGGTTTTAACCACGAACGAAATATCCAGACGAACAGGGAACACACTCGAAGCAGTTCGCGTCGTACTTAACCGCATGCAGAAAGACGGCGAGCTGACCGGAACCAGCCAGAAGCCCCGGCGCTGGCGTCTGGTCGATTCCGTTAATCACAGAGCCGAGCTTATCCGCTGCGTGAAAACCTTCGGCGCGCTCACTGCATTTCAGGCCAGCGAAATCACCGGGCTATCTCCTGTGTACTGCATCAACACCATGCGGGTGCTGGAGATGAACGGCGAGCTGACACGTAAGTACATCCACGCTGAACTCTCAGATGGCCGCAAGACGCGCTGCTACGAATATTATCCGGCACCTGAGCGCAAGCCGATTAACCAGGCTGCGGCGATAAGCCCGTTTGCAAAACTCATCACCTCACGAATCGGAGCCTGATATGAGCGTCCTGATGACTGGATTTACCGGCGCAATGTTTCTTATTGGCGCTATCGCAATGCGAGATGGACTGATGTTCACCAACGCCTGTGTATTCATTTGCTGTTCGTTGTTGCTGGATAAAGAGGAGAAGCACCGTGGATAAGAGCAGAGAGCAGTTTCAATCATGGTGGGAAGAATGGTTCGGAGAAGCGCCCCTGACGCCATGGAATGAGTTGTGGTGTGGTGATGGATATTCTGCGGAAGATATCGACCATATGTGGGAGGCGTGGCAAGCATCCCGCGAGACGGTGCAAGTAGAAATCCCGGAAGTCGAAAAGTGGCGCACACCAGAAGCGGTAAGGGCGCAAAGGGCGATGTTGGTGCTTGTTAAGCAAGCTATCAGTGACGCCGGTCTCAAGGTTAAGGGGGAGTGATGACCGCTGAAGAACAAAGAAAGTTCATCATGTCTCTGTGCGAACAAATGAGAACGCGACAAATTCCCGACCTGATGCAGTTGTGGCGGGAAGCTGAGGAGGGATACCGCCGGCAAATAAGTCAATCTGGCTTTTCAAATTGCACATCAGCACGCAAAACAGGACATAGCCTATACACATATTGAGGCGCGCCATGAGGAAACAAACGTTTGAAATCCGAACACCGTTAGTCCAGCAAAACGCCATCCGCACCATCCAGCAGCTTTACCCCGACCCCGAAAGACCTCTCATCGTAACCATTCAGGAAAAGACGCGCTCAGTAGAGCAGAACAAACGTCTTTGGGCCACGTTGCGCGATGTGTCTGAGCAAGTCGTATGGCATGGCGCAAAACTGAATAGCGAAGACTGGAAGCACATATTCACCGCGGCCCTCAAAGGCCAGCGCTCAGCGCCAGGTATTAACGGCGGATATGTCGTTCTTGGACAGTCGACCAGCAAGATGCGCGTAAGCGAATTCAGCGAGCTTCTGGAGCTGATTTACGCCTTCGGCGCAGAGAGAGACGTCCGGTGGAGCGAGGACGCTCAGGAAGCTATTGAGTGGGCCAGGCGAACTGGAAGGAAGGTGGCTGCATGAGGCTACAGCGACGAAGTATCACCGACATAGTCTGCGAAAACTGCAAGTTTATGGTCCGACCCCGCCGCAAGAAGAAATCTGAATTACCTCCCTCTCAAATCCCAACGTACGCGTATACCGCCCACCTTGCTGATGTCCGGTGGCTGCGTCAACGCGCCAGGAGGAAACATGACAGCTGAATACGAGTACGCAGAGCGCTTTGCTGATTTGATGGAAGACATGCAGGGCGATGGCGTGGACGCCATGAACGTCCTGATGAATTACCTCATGGGCTTCGTCGAGCAGTCGACAGAAGGTGACGAGGACAAAAGGCTCATCTGGCAAATCGAAGACAAAGAGCTGGTTATCACCATTGAGCCAGTAGACGGCACAAACACAGCGAGGCTTCACTGATGGACTATTCACAGTTAAGTGATTTTGAAATTAACGGCATGGTTGCATCGTTAACTCAAAGTCCAGGCGACCACACACAAACCAGCAACGAAACCTTCATCCATGAATATGCTGACATCGGAGAAATCAAAAGCCTGTGTATCGGCTGGAAAAAATTTGACCCGTGCAACAACCCCGCCGACGCATGGCCGATTATTCAGGACAATCGTATTAGTTTGGTTATCGATGATACGACAAATGAATGGTCATCGGCTCTGGTTAATGACTTTTCTGAAGACAGCGCATTCCAGCATTCCAACGCCAATAAAAACCCTCTGCGTGCGGCGATGATTACTTTCCTCATGATGCAGGAAAGCCAACATGCTTAACCCCACCCAAACCCAAACCTACGAGCAGCAGAGCATAGCCAGAGCTCTCTGCGCAGGATGCAGCAAGCAACTTGAACCAGATGAAACGCACTGCTGTGAAGAGTGCGTAGCGCAGGCTATCTACTATCGCGATCCGAATCATTTTATGGTGGAGGATGAAGATGAAGGTTCTCATTGATGATGAATGCGTGCTGACGATAAGGCCAGAAACCGGAGCAGAAGCATTGGCATTGAGATTCTGGTGTCAAGGCTATAAACCATTCGGGGCAGAAGATGATTATTCAAGGATTATTGTTGAGACACACAGGTTAGGTGAGGAGTCGGATGATGGCGAAATCATCAAGGCGCAGATGTAAAAACGAAGAGTGCAGAGAATGGTTTCACCCTCAACACTCGAACATATGGTGGTGCTCCCCGGAATGCGGCGCAAAGATAGCACTTGAGCGACGAAGCAGGGAGCGTGACAAAGCACTCAAAGCAGCAGAGAAGAAACGACGAAGAGAAGAACAGCAGCAGAAAGACAGACTCAAGATTCGAAAGCTCGCCTTAAAGCCCCTCAGCTACTTCCACAAACTCACTCAGCAGGCATTTAACGAATACATCCGCACAAGAGATGCAGGCAGTCCATGCATAAGCTGCGGCAGGCTTACGGGCGCAAAAATGAACGCAGGCCATTTCAGGACGGTCGCGGCTTCTCCGGAAACCCGGTACGACGAAACCAACTGTCACATCCAATGCGAACACTGTAATTCGTACCTGTCGGGGAATATCGGAGCATACCGCCCGAGGCTCATCGAAAAAATAGGGAATGAAGCCTATGAAAAATTGATGGGTCCGCACGAGAAAAAGAAGTGGACGCGTGAGGATTTGCAGGAGCTGGCGAGGCACTACAGACAGAAAACCAAAGCACTGCGTGAGAGCAGGGAGGAGGCCGCATGAGCGAAGTAAGCAGAGAGGTCTGTGAGGAATATCTCGATGCCCTGGTGACCGTCGAGCTGGCAGCAAAGTTGGCGCAGAAAGACGGCCGCAAGGTTAACGGTGCTATCCGCGCAACGGTGAGTGCATTGCTGCCGCGGCTTAGCGACCGGAAAGTCAGGGGAATATTCACCGGCCTTGCACGTCAGCCATTCCCGGATGGCGCGCTCAAGATGCTGCGCAGGCAGCTCGATTCAATGGTAGGGGAGCCAGTATGAGCACAGTTACAAACATCGCATTAGCTCAGCAGCGCCAGAAAGATAAGGAGATGCTTGAGGCTATCGAGTGGCAGCTTAACAACGTTCACGAGACGGAGAAGCGTCTTATGGAAATGCGTCGGGAGCTTGTAAACCGGCTCGGCATCAACAAGCCAGAGGGAGGCGATGCAGCGTGAAGAGGCTCACACCAGTATTTGGCATGGTTAATTTCATCGACGACGCTCACTTCCGACGGGTATGGAAGCATCCGAAGAAAACCATCAACTCCCGCCAGAAAGCATGGACGCATTATATGCTTCAGGTATGGGGCAAAGTTAATGCAGGTGACGATTCGCCCGCCGGGGCTATCAACGTTATCGGGCGTCTAATGATTCGCAGCCAGTGGAGCGATGATAAGGCTAAGCAGATAGAAAGCGTTGTCATGCGGCTATACGAGGAAGAAGGCTTGCGGGGAGATGCTCTGTATCAGAAAGCTCGCGAACTGGTCATCCCGCAATCTTCATTCAGCAACATCATCGCTCTCGCCAAAGAATCAGATGATGCTGCGTTTGTTGAGCGCGTTATGGTTAAAACCTTTCACCGTGAAAGCCCCGTCCGCGATGTAGCTATTAAGCGATATTGCAACCGCAATTGCACGCAAGATATCGCCAGGCTGATGAGCCATGTCACCGGAATGGATGTGCAGTCATGTCGGCGTCGTGTTGTCTGGTGCGAGAATGTGCTCGACTCGGAAATATTTTTCGCAATGAAGCGTGAAATTGAGAATGAATTTCCTCAATTAGCGGCTTAAGTAATAAATATTTTCCGAAAGCATTGCAATCGCGAAATCGAAGTAGTACATTTTGTGTATGCTCGGAGCAAAAGCGAACTGAGCAGCCAAACATACAAGCCCTGAGGTTCACGCCTCGGGGCTTTTTTATTGGCGAAATCTGGTAAGGGTATTGACTTGGTAATCCAGGATAGTTCCGGCTGGTCAATGGGGTCAGTGCTCTTTCCAGTTTTCGTCACGTTAGCGACTTTGCGGACTTTTTAGAAACTGACCACAAAGATAAATGCAAACGATGATTTGATGTTGATGGCGGCGTAACAGCCTTAAATCACGGGGTCTTCCGACTCCCCGCTACCAAATTCGGCGCATTGTTATCCCGTGATGTGATTAATAAAACGGGGTCACTAATTTTGGAGGGCGTGTGGATAAGAAGACTGCATACGATATTGCCAAAGCGTCTGTTATGCATTGGACTATTGATAAGGACGGATACCGCTGCGCAACAGTAACTAAGAATGGTGATAGTCGCACAGTTCGCAGGCATATTTTGAATTTCTATTTAGAACATGGCTGGATTCCTGATTATGTTGACCATATAGACAACACGCCAGGAAATGATGAGCCAAGTAATTTACGGGCCGCAACCGCTTCACAGAATAGCTGCAACTCCAAAAAGCGCTCAGACAACAGCAGCGGTGTCAAAGGGGTTTCTTGGGACACATCGCGACGCAAATGGCGTGTCAGAATAGAAATTAATGGCAAAACAAAGCTAATTGGTAGATTTGATGATATTGAAGATGCTGAATTAGCTATTCGTAAAGCCCGTAATGAATTTCACGGTGAATTTGCGAGGATGTAATGCACTGGCCCGGTGTGATTAATAACGGGCGCACAACAGGTAAGCTGCTTGACGATTGAACCGCTACGCGGGGCGTTCGTGTTGTGAAACAGGCAGCTTTCCGTTGTGGTGAATGCGCAGGCTGATGCGCGCAGAGCGGGATGTGCTTTGAGGGTGAACCGACCATTAAGTGCGTAGACAAAGCAAGCCGGAGTTCAGCACCGGCCACCACACATATTCAGACGGCAGAAAATAAAATCCCCGCCGAAGCGGGGAACATCTTAACCTGGTGGGTTAGGGGACATCTCTTCGAGGGCTGTACATCTTCCCGTTGAGCACTATGCAACCCATGCTAATCCACTTAGTAACCTGTTGAGGTAGCACTCCACACGCTAAGGCGAAATCAGCCTGGCTCGGGAAGTTCTTCTCAATGTACTCTTTGATCGGCATAAGCTCAGATTAAAACTCAGAGAAACATTTTTCGACGAAGCGTTCACTTTCTTCGTCCACTGAGATTGCTTCATCAAACGCCACGTCATATCCGAGAGACTCGGCCTTGCGCTGAACGAAAGCGAAAAACTCTTTCGCTTCTTCTTTGCTCATGTCGAAACGTGAATCCGGTGAATAGGTGTTAATGGTGATAGTGGTCATAGCATTTGCTCCTGTTTAGATGGGTAGATAATAAACCAAAACGGTTTATATGTTATGACATGCATCACAATATCCATACAAACTTTAAGGCTCGCTTCGGCGGGCCTTTTTCGTATTAGGCCACAGGCAATCAATCACAGATGAACCCTCGCATCCGATGCCTCGCTGGCCTTTCCTAACTACACCACAGCACTTCCATTATCGGAGGTGTGAGAAATGCTACGTATGAATACCAACAACGGATTCTGGTCGTATTTCTGGTCAGGTCTAACGGGATTCTTCGCCATGTTGACTCTTCAGGATGTTCTGTTTGCCCTGGGATTTGTCATAACGGCGACATTCACCTGGCTGACATATCGTTCAAACGACCGAAAGAACAAAGCAGCGATTGAGGAAGACCGGAAGCGAACTGAAATCCTCAAAGCTGCATATGCCCGTGGTGATGTAACGAACATTTCCGAGGGTGCCAAAATCGTCAAAGACATCGACCAGGAACTATCGCCATAGGTGAGACCATGCAGATACCAGCGAAACTACGTACTGCACTGGTTGCAGCTGCGGCGGGAGGGGCGTCATTTATCGCTGGCGTCCTGATACAAGACCAGGAAGGTGTTAAATACAAGCCTTACCTCGACCCTGTCGGCATTCCTACTGTGTGTGCAGGCATTACCGGCCCGGATGTGAAGATGGGCAAGGTCTACACAAAGCGGGAATGCGATGACCTTCTGAACAAGCACATGCAACCGGTTATCAAAGCCGTGGATGCCTCAGTTAAGGTTCCGCTGTCCACTTACCAGCGTGCTGCGCTCTACTCCTTTACATATAACGTAGGGGTAAGCGCCTTCCGGTCATCAACATTGCTAAAAAAGCTCAACAATGGCGACAGAAAAGGAGCCTGCGACGAGCTGCGTAAATGGACATGGGCGGGCGGTAAGCAGTGGAAAGGATTGCAAACTCGCAGGGAGATAGAGCGCTCCATGTGCCTGGCGGAAAGCGAAAATGACCTTTAACTGGAAGATCATCCTCTTCGGCGTCATGACTCTGCTACTGGCAATCGCCATAGTCATCGGCAGTTATTACCGGTCAGTGCTCACAGAAACACAGGCATCTTTAACCAAAGTTAATCGTGAATTAAATCTGGCTAAAGATACTATCGCCGACATGCAGACTCGCCAGCGCGATGTCGCCGCGCTCGACGCCAGATACACAAAGGAGCTTGCAGATGCTCAGAGCACTATCAATCAGCTTGAGCGCGATGTTGCTACTGGCAAGCGTCGGCTGCAGCTTAACGCCACCTGCACAGCGAACGGAGCGACCGGCACCGGCAGCATGGGCGATGCTTCCACCGCCAGACTTACAGACTCCGCTCAACGGGATTATTTCACCCTCAGAGAGCGAATCGAAACAGTGACCAAACAGGTTAACTATCTGCAGGACTACATCCGGCAGCAGTGCCTGAAGTAACCGAGCCTCGCAATAGCGGGGTTTTTTTATGCGCTTCGCACGCGCAAACATCAATCCCTAAGCCTACAGAAAAGCAAGCCTGAGATTATCCGTAAATGGTGCGTCTTAGGGGACGGCTTAATCTGTGCGACAGGCTTGTTTCTCTATAGGAGCACCAACCTATGCAATATCCAGTAAATGACCATCCGTTAGTAATGACCAGCATTGAAATCGCTGAGCTGGTAGAAAAGCGGCACGATAACGTTAAGCGCACGATAGAAAGCCTTATTGAGCGGGGCACGATTGCTTCTCCTCAAATTGAGGAAAAGCCCACAGCAGGCCGCCCAGTGAGTGTTTATGTGTTTGAAGGTGAGCAGGGTAAGCGCGACAGTATTATTGTCGTTGCTCAGCTTTCTCCTGAATTTACCGCCCGCCTGGTTGATCGCTGGCAGGAACTTGAAACCCAACTTAGTCAGCCCGTGAGAATACCGCAGAGCCTGCCGGAAGCGTTGCGCCTGGCGGCAGACCTTGCGGAGAAGAAAGCGGAGCTGGAAAACAAGCTCGCTATTGCCGCGCCTAAAGTCGAATTCGTTGATAACTACGTCGAGGCAACCGGCGCGATGGGCTTCCGTGAAGCAGCAAAACTGCTGAAGGTGAAAGAACCGGACTTCCGGTTGTTCCTGATAGAGCAGGGCATTATGTATCGCCTGGCCGGTAAGTTGACACCCTATGCTCAGCATCTCGATGCCGGTCGCTTCACCATGAAAACCGGAGAGAACCAGAACAACGGACATGCCTTCACTCAGGCCAAGTTCACTCCGCGTGGTATCCAGTGGATCGCCTCATTACTGGCAGGTCACGACCTCAATGACCAGGCGGCCTAATAAGAGGTGAGAGCCTCTTTCACAACGGCTCTCCATTACAAAAAATACCAGCTGCCAGCGGGCTAGATAATGGTATAATTATTCAAATGGCGCTGGATTAGGATACTGCGATGAGATTCGAAGATAATCAGATAATTTACGAAAGCGACCTGAATATTTTTGACCTGCACGACCGAGTCATTGACTTCTCTGTAGACCCGCACATTAAAGAACCAGATAAACCTATTGGCATCTATCGAGCCATTTATAAAAATGGAATCGAAATAGCTCATTGGATACAGCCAATCGAGTGACCCATAACCGTCCCCCTCCGGGCGGTTTTTTATTGGAGTAAACATGGCTGAAACCTACCGCATCACAGTCAAAACCAAAACAGGCGAAACGCATGAAGGTCTGATGAAGCGATCTCAGCCAGAGATTATCAACGGATTCATCGGCATCGCTCGCGAAGACGGCTCATGGGTATACCTGGCACCTGATAATGTGCAGGAAATGGAATACGTGCCTGAGCCGGATAAAGACGAACAAACATCGTAAGGAAAAGAAATGGCAGGTCTGACAATTAAGCAAGAGGCTTTCTGTCAGGCATACATCGAAACGGGTAATGCTTCAGAGGCTTATCGGACGGCGTATGCTGCTGACAAGATGAAGCCGGAAGCAGTACATGTTCAAGCCAGCAATTTAAAGGATAACCCTAAGATCGCCCTAAGACTTAAGGAGCTTCAGGGAGAGATTAGGCAGCGCCATAACGTAACTATTGATTCTCTGTTGGCTGAGTTGGAAGAGGCCAGGCAGAAAGCACTAAGCGCCGAAACGCCTCAATCATCAGCTGCTGTAGCAGCAACAATGGGCAAGGCTAAGCTCACCGGGCTTGATAAGCAGGTCGTGGAACTAACAGGTCAGGGCGGCGGCCCGGTTCGGGTAGTCACTATGTCGCCTGACGATATTAAGCGGGTGATGGAGAATGACGACTGCTGACGATTCTATCCGTGCCAGCATGTGCGAAGCTGACGGGCTTTACTTTGCCCGCTACTTCTTCAAGCAGCGGACTGGCGGAAAGATGATAGTTGCACCTCATCACAAGGTGATACAGCAAACGCTGGACAGGGTGATAGACGGCGAGATTAACCGCCTCATCATCAACGTTCCACCTGGCTACACGAAAACAGAACTGGCAACCATCAACATGATGGGGCGTGGGCTGGCGCTGAATAAGCGAGCCCGGTTTATGCATCTTTCCTACTCGCACAACCTCGCGCTTCTGAACTCATCCACTGCCCGCAGCATGATTAAGTCCCAAGCCTATCAGGCGATGTGGCCTATGGAGCTGCGCGACGATGCAGACAGCAAGGCGATGTGGTGGACGGAGTATGGCGGCGGCGTGTATGCCTCATCGTCAGCAGGTCAGGTAACGGGCTTCCGTGCCGGGCATATGGAGCCAGGCTGGCAGGGCGCGCTGATTATCGATGACCCCGTTAAGCCAGATGACGCTTATTCCGAAACGGTTCGTGACGGCGTAAACAGCCGCTTCAACGAGACGATTAAATCGCGCCTGGCTATCGAGACTACGCCGATGATAGTCATCATGCAGCGCATCCACTATCACGACCTGAGCGGCTATCTGCTGCGAGGTGGCAGCGGTGAGATGTGGCACCACCTGAACCTACCGGTAATCATCGACAACAGCCGCTCTTACCAAGAGCAGTACCCTGACAACAGCCACGCCATACCTATTGAGCATGGCTTGCCTGATGGCTGGCTCTGGCCGTTCAAGCACAATGAGAGCCACCGAACAGCGCTGTTCTCTCATCGCCGGACTGCCGAAGCGCAGTACATGCAGAACCCTCGCAGGTTCAACGCAGAGGGTGCACTGTGGACAGAGCAGATGATTGCAGCAGCACGCGCCATGAACATCACCGAGCAGCTATCCAGAACGGTTATCGCTATCGACCCGCAAGCCACCAACAGCGAAGAGAGCGATGAAACGGGGATTGTGGCCGCAAGCTCATATGGGGCTGGCGATAAGCGACAGTATTCAGCCGACGGTGACTACAGTGGCAAATACTCCCCTAACGGTTGGGCAACGCGTGCAATGGATGCTTACAAACAGCATGACGCCGACGCGATTGTTATTGAAACCAACCAGGGTGGCGACATGGCCGAGGACACGCTCCGCAATGCCGGGTTCAAAGACCGAATCATCCGTGTCCATGCGAGCAAGGGTAAATTCGCGCGAGCCGAGCCAATATCAGCGCTGTATGCACAGGGGCGTGTAGCCCATCGCGGTAATCTCTATCAACTTGAAAACCAGCAGATGGAGTACGTGCCAACCACCTCTAAAAAGTCACCCGACCGCCTCGATGCGCTGGTATGGGCGATGACCGAATTAAGCGGCCAGTCTAAAGGCGCAATCTTCTTCTAAGGAGTTCATCAGTGAGTGAACAACAAGGCGAGGTTTCATTCCTCGTGAACGCCCTTGCTGATGCGATAGGGCGGCAACGAATGCTGTACGCCCACGGGCAGAACGGGAACACCAAGCGCACAAAGCTGTGGGATGAGTTCGGATATCCGAGCGAGGTAGGTTTCGACCAGTATTATCGGGCTTATGAGCGCAATGCCGTTGCTCATGCAGCGGTGCATAAGCTTCTGGACTCGTGCTGGGTGGACAACCCGACCATTATCGACGGCGAGGAGAAGGATGAGTCTGGCGAGACTACTGAATGGGAGCGAACTGTTGAGAAGCTTCTCAAGCGCCATTGGGCGAAGCTGAAAGACGCCGACCGCCGCAACCTCGTGGGGCGCTACTCGGCACTTTTAATTCAGGTTAAGGATGGCCGCGAATGGAAAGACCCGATCAACGCCGACTACATCAGGTCTCTCGGCACCGAGCGCCTGAAGGCAGTAGTTAAGCTTATCCCTGCATGGGAAGCGCAGATTAAACCAGGTAATTTCGACACAGATACAATGTCGGAAACCTACGGCCAGCCCGTGATGTACAACTTCAATGAGCAGCCAGTAGGCGATGACGGAACATATGGGCCTGTGCGTAGCGTTCAGGTTCACCCGAGCCGCGTCATTATCCTGTGTGAAGGTGCCGAAGATGAGAATATGCTCTCCGGCATTCCACTGTTGCGCGCCGGGTACAACAAGCTGCTGGACATTGAGAAAACGTCAGGTGGTAGCGCTGAAGGCTTCCTGAAGAACGCAAGTCGCCAGCTTGGGATTGCGTTCGACAAAGACACAGACATGCAAAACCTTCAAGCGCAGGCCGAGAAAGCAGGGTTCAAAGACCTCGGCGACGCGTTGAATGACAAGATTTCCAGAATGAACCGCGGTACGGATTCGGCACTGGTCATGCAGGCTGGCGCGCCGTCTGTCCTGTCAGTCGCAGCCGCTGACCCGACTCCTACATGGACAGTAGCAGCTAACGAGTTTGCCGCGACGATTCAGTGTCCGTTCACCATTCTCTTTGGTCAGCAGACCGGGCGTCTTGCTTCAGATGAGGACAAAACTGATTGGGCCAAGCGCTGCAATGGTCGTCGCTGGGGCTTCATGTCCGACTTCATCACCCGCGTCATTGAGCGCTTCTGGCAGATTGGCGTCATCGACCCGCCGAAATCTGGCGAGGTTACCCTCGCATGGTCTGACCTACTCGCGCCGAGTGAGAAAGAGAAGATCGCAAATATGCAGGCGATGGCAGCCGTGGCTAAAGACACTCAGCAGGCATACGGCACTCCAGCGATTACTGAGAATGAGATTCGTGCTGTCGGTGAGCTTGAGCCAATCAGTGAATCAGAGGAGCCTGCCGGCACCGCCATTACAGACCCGCTGACAGGTGACCCAATTGAACAACCGACAACGACCGGGCAGCCCGATAATTCCGCGCAATAAAGCCGACCCCACGCAGTCCTACCGACCGGTTAACCGGATGTTCCGGGATATCGAGAATCGCTATTACCAGATAAAACTGGCGCTGAAGCAGTTGCTCGACGCGTATCTGGTCGGCAGGGAGCGCAGTGGTAATTCTCTATACGGTTACATCCTAGCGAGAGACGGCAGCAAGCCTGACACGCTCTACCAGGTGAATGCTGGCACCTTCATCTACGATATGTCGCCACAGCAACTGTCTGACCTGCTACTGCGCATAGAAACCATTCTGGACGATTATCTTCTCGAAGGTGGTAGCAACAACCTTTGGGCGCTTCAGTACGTTTCTGGTGAGTATCAGCGTGGCACATTGCAGGCATTTACCAATCTGTCAGCGCAATCGGCTGTCTATGAGCAGTCAACAACGCTACAGCAGTTGCTAAGCAGTCCGGCGTATCAAAACCAGGTGGCAGCGGCTTATATCTCCACTTACAGCGAATGGCGGGGAATAACTGATGCAGCCCGTGCTGACCTGTCGAACATCGTAGCTGATGCGATAGGGCGCGGTGTTAACCCGCGAGAAACAGCCAGCCTGATTAGCAAGCGTCTGGATGTCTCGATGAGCCGTGCCAAAACGATAGCTCAGACTGAGCAGGTAGGAGCGTTAAGGCAGGCTCAGTGGTCTGAGGCTGAATGGTCGAAGGAGAGGCTGGGGCTTAACACTGCGCTGTTGTGGATATCAGCCCTGAAGTCGACGACACGCCCCTGGCACGCCGCGCGACACGGTAAGACTTTCACCACGGAAGAAGTGGAGGCCTTCTACGCGCAGAATGGCAACCGGTACAACTGCTATTGCAGCCAGATCCCCGTGTTACTTAATGATGACGGCAACCTGTTCAACAAAGGCCTTACGGAGAAGCTCGAAGAAGAGCGTAAGAGGTGGGTTAAGTAATGATTTATCCTTTCGATGCCGCATACGCTCAGGAAGTCCTGCGAAAAAACTATGAGTATGCAGCAATGCTCAGCACCACACGGGAAAGGCTGGCAGCAAAAGCTCAGGGGCTTGTTAGGCACGACAGGCTGCTTGACCGTTGGGATTCTGAGACGGAGAAAGCCCATATCAGACGCATAGCTCTTGATAGATATGGATATACTACAAAAAACCCATCATGAATTTTAACAGGTCGCCACGGCGGCCTTTTTTATTGCCTGAAATCCACCAATGAGGCCGCTATGTGGCAATTAGCTTATGACCTTAATTTCCCGATTCGAGGCTGGGTTTACTCAAAGCCTATAGAGATGCGGTGGGACAATGGAAACATTGAGAATGTGTGCTTATGCCACTTCTTTCCTGCCAAACCAACCAAGAAGCAACTCCGCAAGGCGCGCAAAAACAAAATTCATTAAGAGGAAGCAACGTGAAGCTATCCAGCATCCACGTGAAATCCCTCGCCATCAACTCTTCAAATATCTCAACTGAAACCATCGACGGTGACGAGCATATCGTCATTCGTGGCGTCGTGCCTGTCGTGGATGACGTTGTCATGAATGGCGGGTTGTATCCGGCTGAGGAGATTAACAAGAGCTTTAAAACGCTCGAAGGCAACCCGATGCCTTTCGGGCATCCGAAGATTGGCAACGAGCACGTCAGCGCCACTAACCCGCGAGCGGTTAATCAGTTCCACGTCGGCGCATGGGCTGAAAACGTCCGCAAAGACGGCGACCGTGTCGTCATGGACATGAAGGTCAACAAGCGTATCGCTCAGTCCAGCGAGAAGGGTAAACGCCTTATCGAGCGTCTTGATGAACTGCAGGCCAACTCAAACGCCGAGCCGATTCACGTATCTACCGGTCTTCTTCTGCGCCGCGAGCAGAACAGCGGCAAGTCGAAGGGTAAAAGCTACTCATGGGTCGCCCGCAACATGCAGTTCGACCACGTAGCCATTCTTCTCGATGAGCCTGGAGCCGCAACCCCTGAAGAGGGCGTCGGCATCTTCGTTAACGCAGACAACTCCCAACAGGAAGTGAGCGTAGAAAACGCAGACCTCGCGCAGGCATCTAACTGCACTAGGGAAGGGCTGCTTAACAAGACCAAATTCTTCTTTACCAACGCATCAAATTTCTCATTCGACGATATCCAGCGGGCTATTAGCGACAAGCTCCGTGAGGGTCGTGACAACGATGATTGGGTATGGCCGGAAAGCGTATGGCCGGACTCCTTCGTTTATCGGGATGCAGATAAATATTTCAAACAGAAGTACCTCATCGACGATGACGGCAAGGCTCAATTCGTCGGCGAACCTGTAGAAGTCGTGCGCAAACCACCTGAGTACGAAATTAAAACCAACGGAGAAAGAGATCCGATGAAAGACATGATTATCAATGCGCTGAAAGCAGCTGGTAAGCCGACAGAAGGCAAATCAGAAGCTGAGCTGCTGGATGCGTTCAACCAGATGGCTGTTGAGAAAGCAGCTTCTAAAGGTGAGACGCCGGAAGAAAAGGCCGCTCGCGAGAAGAAAGAGGCCGAAGAAAAGGCAGCCAAAGACAAAGCCACTAACAGCGAAGAAGCGCCGGCATGGTTTAAGCCGTTTGCCGACAAGCTGAGCTCTATCGAATCCGGCCTGACTGCTAACGCCGACCAGGAAAAAGCGACCAAGCGCGAAGCGGTGAAAGCCAAGTTCAAGCTCGACGATATGGCAGTCAACGCCCTCGACGGCGCAGCTCTGGATGGCCTGTATGCACAGTGCGCTACCACTCGCAGCCTGTCCGGCGCATTCAACCATTCCACCGATAAACCCTTCTCTGAGATGCCGGAGTAATAAAAATGGCTAAAGACGGTAAACACGTAATTCACGCGGGTGGCGTATTCCCGAACCCGCTTCTGAACCGCGAAGGCGTGGCAGCCGCAGCGACTCAGCCGGGCACCATCGGCGTATTCACCAACGGCAAATTCACCGCATCCACCAACGGCGGCGAAAGCGCTGTGCTGTATGTGGCGAACTATGACTATCTGCGCTGCATGGGCGTCGATGACGTCATTCCTGCTAACGAGCTGGTCGTCGGCATTCAGTTACTGCCGGGCATGTTCCTGAACGTCCGCGCTGCTGCCGGCACCTATAACAAAGGCCAGGCACTGGCTATCTCTAACGGTCGCGTCACTTCCGGCGGCACTGCATCCGCAGTCCTGTTCGTGGAAGAAGACACAGCGACAACCGTAGCTGCAGGTGACCTGCTGCGCGTAGTGGTCAAGTAAGGAGACCGATTAATGTTTGTATATTCCAAATCACTTGGCGAGAAGACTGGCAACCTGGAAGTAAACCAGGCTCAGTTCCGCGCGCTGCAGGCCGAACGTAACGCTACCGCCCAGGCGGTTGCTGATTTCCTGTCTCGCACCCAATGGCGTGGCGCTGCTGAAGATACTCCGACGCTGAACGCCGTTAACGCGGTTGATGATATCCGTCGCCTGTACCGTGCGTACGATACCACCGTGACACAGCAGTTCGAACCCAACACGCAGTTCACTCTGCTGAACGACCTGATGCCGCTTTCCCGCTCTGTACGTATCGAGCAATCCCGTTACGACTACGCCCGCACCGGCGGTCGTGGTTGGGCACACACATCAATGTCCGGCCAGATTGGCGCAGCGCTTGACGCTCGCGTCTACACCTTCGACGGCACGATGGTTCCGATCCACGATTCAGGCTTCAAGTTCAACTGGCGTGACCCAATCTTCAACAGCCCCTCAGCGCTTCAGTCTCAGGCTGACGCACAGCGCGGCTCCGTGGAAGATGTTCAGCGTCAGTACGTCGATTACATGTGGGACGGCTACCGCGACGCGGCTGGCAACTACGCAGTATTCGACGGCCTGACCTGGAAGGGCTTCCGC